TAGCGTAACTTCCGACGGAATCACAAAAGTATTGTAATTAAGAGTTTGAATTATGGTTCCGTTTTCGTCGTAAATATAAAGCTGCATTCCAACAGTGTTATCTAGTCCTACGAAATAGTGCCAGACAACATCAGTGGTCTGGCATTTAACAGTCCATCCTCTTACAACTTTAAAAGAAGTAAGGGCTACTTCGGATCCTGTTAGACGGGTAATTGATTCACGAACGCATAGCTCTCCAGATGGGAGAACATCGACATTTCTTTTATCCCATTTAATGATGTTAAAGTTCATGTGTTTCCTAGATTTGAATCCGTACCTGCTAAAGCAGTAGTACCTAAATCTGTGTTTCCAACAACAGTATTAAAGCCACCACTAGTATTAGTAATTATATCAGTATCTCTGAAAGAATTACCGACAACTGCAACTCTAGCACAATTAGTTCCTAACCGTACTCCAATGTTAGTAGCTCCACCACTTTTAGTAAAGCAGTTACCAGATATAACCCCGTTAGCCTCTACCAAATCAACCCAAATTGGATTAGTGGTTTTTTCACACATGTTACCCCTGATAATTATCTTAGAAAGAGAAGAAGCTAGAGTTCCATCTACTAACTTTGCAGCAGTTATAGTATTGTCTAAAATTCTAACATTGTCACTAAACCCTTTAAGTTTTACAAGAGTTCCAAAGAAAGCAGTAGCAATTGAATCTGCTCCAGTTAATGCAAAATCTTTTATGGTTAAGAACGGAGAAGAACTTTCAAATAGTACCATTCCATCAGAGGAGGGCACGAGGGAAGTCTTCATTCCATCCAAACAAAGACCAATGGCAAGAGTAGGAATAACTATAGTACTAGTTATGTTGAAACCTTTACCTATCTTGACAGTCTTACCGGGAAAGTACCCTTTAGACAATCCCGGGTAATTCTTAGTCTCAATTACTAGTGAACCTATAGCATCAATAAGCTCTTTCTCTGAATAAACGTAAACTTCTTTCTGCTTAGTTTGAATAGGTTGTTGATACGCTAATCTTCGTCTAGCTAAACCTCCAGCTTGTGGAATATCTACCATGGTCGCACCAGAATCATTTTCTTAGCGTTCTGGTGGTAAACATATCCGTACCACTGAGAGATATAAGGGCGTCGAGTAGGGAACGGTACAGCCTTAGGAATCTTGCTGTGGCTCATTACAGAGAATCGCATATCCTCTGCCATAGCTTTGATTTCTGGTCTAGCCTCTGCATCCTTTATCGAGCAATACAGAGCAGCCTTAGCGCAAATCCAGTTATCCAGATTATCCCAACTATTACCAGCAGTAGCGCCGTTTCCGACCAATTTATGAGTAGTTGTAGTAGGTAACGAAAACTTCCTAACGTAACGTATTTGTAACGATCGGGTAGTGTTATCAATTATGTTCTTCTCTTCTACTTTTAATGCTTTTATGGGCCAGTATCTGGTACCTTCTAACAAAGAAACCCCCTTAATAGTAAGGGGGTCAATTGTAGACAAATCAATTTCACCAGAGGTATTAGACGTAGTGTCTAGTAGTTCGTCTAATCTGTCCCCCCCTGATGCTATGTATTCATCTATACACTGTGATAGAGCTTGGCTTAGAGCGCGATCTACCTGTGTAGAAGTCCATCGATCACCATTTCCGCTACCATCGTTGGTATCGTCTAGGTGGTCCAGAACTACAGCCCTAGCAGTAGCTAGGTCTAAAGTCATTTATCGTCCTCCGATAATAAGACGGCCCTTTTTAGCCTTCTTAAGATCTTGTTCTAGTTCGTGATATATTGGCTCCATTTTTTGCTGTTGAGCCTTCATTTCGTTCATATGCCTAATCTCTAAACCCATGAACTTTACTCTGTCTTCACGTTTTAAACGATTACGAAGAACAGAAGAAAAGGGATAGGTTACAGACATTCTAGCGACGTCCCGTTTTACGTCTTCTATAACCGATATCCCATTTCCCAAATTTACCTTACACGGGACAAGTTCAGCTACTAAAACTTCCCCAAACACAGAAATCATATGAGAAAGCCCCCAAGGCTTCCCTTCTCTATCAATTTGACGAATCAGTTCAGCCTTGGAGGGTTCCATCATATTATTCCTTAAGTTTAGCCGTTTAGACCAGAGAAGCGTAGGCAACCGTTACGACGTTCAGCGCGAAGCTGGAAAGCTCCCCAAACCTGAACATCATACACAAACTCGTTGTCAGACACAATCATAGCGCCGCTGTTCATTCCCTTTGAAGCTTTACCATCAAAGTCAGGAGCAAAATCTCGGAAAACGTGAAGCTTCACATCATCAGGTTGAAACAGAATTGCTTCTGAGTCACCAATGTTTTCGGTGAGGAATAGCGGGATTCCTTCGATTTCAACATCAGCAGAGCCACGAGCATCCATCGTACCGCTCATAAACCGACGGTTATTGAGCAATTGGTTTGAGTACCGCTCTTCATTCTTACGATTGCAGAGAAGATACTTAGGCTTATCGCCACGACGACGCACAACCGTAGTAATTGACTGGCGTAGAAGACCAACAGTCAAAGGTTGAGCAGTTGAATCAAGGTTACCAGACCACTCTTGCGAAGTACCAGCAACACCGTAAAGAGTCGTAGTACCGTTGCAAACGTCAGCTAGTGACGTCATACCAGCACCAGTATCCTTAGACCCACGAAGCTGGAAGGTATAAGTAGTTAGCCACTGAACAGCATTACCACCTGAGTTTGATCCAGAGAAAGTGATCGTTGAATCACCAACTTCTGAGATAGAGATAGAAACAACCTGTAGAATCGTAGCTTCTGAGGTTCCTTCAATCGCAGTTGAACCGTTCCAAACCTCGAAAGCCATACCAACGCGCCAAGGGCTAACATCAGCAACAGTAAACGTGGTTGAAGCAGCGTTAACGGTAGCAGTAGGAGAACCGATCTGCGAACCGAAGATACCACGTTCAAGCATACGACCTAGGGTCTTACCCGCAGTATCCATTTGCTCTTTAACGATATCGATTCCATCGTCAGTTGAGCTTGCAAGCATCGCAGCTAGGCGAGGAATGCGGATACGTTCAAACAGAGCAACAGGAAGATAAGTTCCTTGAACAGGACGAAGATCACGACCCTGAGGTAGTGAAGCACCGTCTGATAGGAACTTAGCAGACGCTAGCTCACCAGCCTTAATGTTAACAATACCGACCTTATCAGGCTTGTTAATCTTCTTTATGATTCCCTTACCAACAAGAGGAGCAGCCATATTAGCTTGCTCATTAACAACGGAGTTAGTGTATCGACCAACAAGAGCAGCAAGAGTACTTACTTCAATAGCCATTTCATTTACCTTTCAAACTATCTATATAGTTCTTCATAATTTTCTTTTGCGAATCTTCATCTTTACCAGTTATTTCGTAGCTTGGAGGACGATTGCCACCTCTACGAATAGTGGAAGGAGCTTTTGAATTTGCATCAAATTGCTCCTGTTCTGGAGTTTGTCGGCGCTTCTTCATCAGGAGACCGAATTCTTTAGCAGCATCCTTCAAAGTAAGTTTGGTGTTGCCAGACTCCCATTCAGTCGCGGTATACAGTAGAACCTTTCGCGCAAAGGCTTTACCTTCTTCACCAGCTAAACCGTAGGACTTTGCCAAGCTCATAGCTTCTGCTTGATAATCTTGCGACATTTCGGATCGATTCTGATCTATCTCAGCTTTAATACGATCTTCTTGTAGCTTCTTATCAATTGCCTCTAACTCTTTAGCTTCTTCCTGTTTTGACCGTAAAGCCCAAAGTTCGTGATCAGCATCCGACGGAACTTTACCAGCTTGTACAGCTTTCATGTCCGCTTCATACTTAGCAACGATTTTCAATAGGCGATTACGGTAGGCATTAGCAATCTTGATTGCTTCGTCTTTTTCAGAAGTTACCTTAGAAATTAGAGCCGCTTGGGCTTCAATCTTAGCTTTTTGTTTCTGGTAACGATTAGGACGCTTCTTTTCGTCGTCCTTTTCCTTATCTTCTGGTTCCTTGTCTTTATCCTCTACTTCGTCGTCCAGACTTTCGTCTTCATCAACAGGTTTTGGATCAGTTTCAGGATCCACATCTCCCTGCTCTTCACCTTTTTCTAAAGATTCTGCAAACTGACGCATTTCGTCTTTTACATCAACTTTAGTTTCGGTTTGCTTTTCAGATGTTTGAAGTTGCTCTTCCATTTATTTTCCTTATCCTAGGCGTTTACCTGAACGTAACACGAACGCGGGATTACCAAATGAGAAGTATTCAATTAGATACCGATCAGTTACCGCAAGAGCAGCACTATAAAGAGTTTTCAAATCAATAGCTGAATCTTGAGTATTAACCATAGCAGCAGTCAAATCAGTCTTGACCTTAGGTCCAGTAGCATCAGGAGTGCCGGCTGAGATCTTATAAACCATATTAATATCATTACGAGACTTAATAGGACTCTTAAGCCCAATCCATGAGTCATCGAAACCAACAACCACAGAGTCGCCAGCGCCGGGTGAAGTGATCGCAGAAATAACAACAGAAGTAACTTCATCAAACACACGAGAACCGTTAACAGCAGTAGCAGTAGCAGTAAGAACAATGGTATCAATCACGGTACGACCAAATCGCTTACCAGTAATACGGAGAGTCATACGAAGATCGTTTGCAGCAGCATCAGTGAACGTCGCTTGTAGACGTCGACCGTAGAACAAAGGCTTAGCAGCGAACGAAGATAGGAAAACAGCAGTACCGGGAGCAGTTAGCGCGGTAATACCAAACGATCCAGCAGCACCACCCGACGTAGCAGAACTAAAAGCGTTAGCAATAGAAGCTACAGGAAGAAGAATATCTTCTCGAACAATAGCAGGAAAACTCTGAGGATCTAAATTTTGGTGTCCAATTCCAACAGGCATGTTAAATCTTTCTTTAGGGTAATCGACCGAAACCAGTCACTTGTGGGTTATCAAGACTGTGAGTCTTTCGCCTAACAGCATTCGATAGATTACCTTCTATTGTGGAGAAGGTTTTACTATCTACCATTTCAACTATTCCGCAGTGTCTTCCACGACCCACGTCGCTTTGTCCACGCGAAGCAAAGAATACTATATCTCCCGGCATAGGTTGTCTGTAGAACCATTCGTGGTCCTTGAATATCTTTTCCATATGAGAAACAGAGGCTAACGGATTAGCTTGTTTCTCAGTTGGAATCACATCATCAGGGATCTTGAGTCCTGCGTTTCGCAGGACCCAAGCTACGAAGTGAGCGCACCAAGGTTCTGATCGTCCTCCTGCATATCTCTTAACTGGTTCTCCGTCGTTATTTCCAGTGTCCTCTTTAACTCCTATTTGATTTCGTGCAATTTGAAGAAGACGAGATAGCTTGACGATATCCATAGTTTAGACCGGAGCAGTCTTGTTAGCGGTGCTATCAGCAACTTGAGTTACAATTAGAACACCACCAGTAACAGTAACAGTACCACCAGCACCTGAGTTAGTAACACGAGCACGAAGAGTATCACCCTTGGTGAGTGATAGACGGCGCTTAATATAAAGACCTTGCTTCGTGGTTGCAGCAACGCGAACCATTGACATGGTATCAGTACCAGTAAGAGCAGCAGAGTTCTTCTGAACATCGAAAGTAACGTTACCAGCAGCTAGAGAGTTTACGAAGTCTTCAATTGAAAGTTCAACGTCGTAAATGCCACTACGGCCAATAGTCAGCAATCCGTTAGCGTTGTCTAGAGTAATGCCGTAAACACCACCCGATAACGTACCACCTGACGTACCACCAACAGAGTCAAAGACTTCGGTAGCAGTAGACAGAGATGCAGTAACGAACGGAGTAGCACCAGCAATAACCAATTCGGCTTGACAAGCAGTAGTGTTCTGTTGTCCAGTTCCAGATGATTCTTTACCATCTGAGCTCATCTTAAGATCCATTATTCCTTACCTTTCAGAACAGCTTGTTCTAGAGCTTTTGCAGCGCCTTCTTCGGCTTCTGCTGATATAAGAAGCTTTTGAGCTTCTACATCGTTTGACTTATCCTTATCAACTAACATTTTCTGAGCTTGCTCTTTCTTAGCTCGTGATCGAGCACTAAAATATCCAGAAGCAGAGAGCAATACTGTTTTTCCAAATAAGTGAAGTAATCCAACACAAGAGGGTCCTAAAGCAGCGATAAGCAAAGCCACCAGAGGGGGGACACTTTGAGGTATTGGGATAGCATCTGATGCTACTGCAAGAGGCAGAGCAGCAGCCGTTAATCCTAGAGTGACATGAGTAGCGTTCATAGAGGAAACACCCCGTAAGTACATTGAGCCCAAGTTTTTATGGCCGCTTGTTTAGTTGAGTCGTCTACACCTGAGTAGATTAAAACTTGCAAAATATCACCTACTACACCTGCTGCTCCGTCTGGTCTAGCTCCCACTGCCATTGGGAACGCAGGAGCCAAAGCACTAACAGAAGCAGCAGTAGCAGTAGCTACGTTAACACCTTGAACAAATTGATTCAGTCCGTTAGCTCCTGATGTAAACGTAGTAGCATAAAGATCAAATTTACTAGTATTAATAGCATTGTTAGCAGAGTTAGAGTTAACAGTTAAAGTAGTACCATCTGATTGAAAATATGAAGTACGAAACGTGGTCTGGTATCGCATCCCAATACCAGTAACTACACCTGAGCCAGTAGCAGTGGCTACTAGTGTTCCAATAGCAGATGCAGAAGTCTTAGCAATCGTATAGATTGTAGCTCCTGTACCATCATGTAGGAAGGTATAGTTGGCTGCTACAGATGAAAGTAAAAAGTCTCCACCGTCAAACCTAACACATGGTTTAGACCCTATGCAAGAAGTAGTATACGCTGGTTTAGCTGCTACTGTTCCCTGAGTAGGTGAATCTCCTAGAGATCCTGTGTTTGTCCATGTAGTTACTGCATCTCCATTATTTAAACCAATATTGTTTGATCCGTTTATATTATCAGCTGATAACCAAACCTTTAGATTGGTTGAAGAAGGAGAACCGCAAACTACTGATGATTTTCCAAAGGATGTAGATTTGCTAAAACTAGTATCACCTCCAAACGAACTAGCGTTTGCTGTAAATGCAAGTAGAAGTAAGGAAATAACAATAGTTTTAATTTTATTCATTTACGTCCCGCCAAAATTGTAACCGTTACAGGCGCAGCAGCCGTGCAAAAGAAAGCACCAGGAGAACCGTCGATGGAATCTTTATCACCGTTGACGTATGGGAATCCCTTAGTCGTGGTGTTTACATCGGATCCACCTAAGAAGATTGAACCTGCCGTACTGAACTTAAACGCTTGGAATTGGCAGTATCCAGAGTTGCACATACGAATTGGAGTTACGTCGCATGATATCTGATAAGCACGAGCAAACCCTAGAGAGTCAGCAAGAGCATTAGCAGTACTAGGATATACCAAAACTAGAAAAGCAAAAACAACTGGAATTAACCACTTGTCATAAAACTTATAAAGGTTGTTGACCATTAGGAGCATTTCCTTCTGCTGCGGACATTGCAGCATTGTCTGTCTGTTGTTTACTCATTGCTTGCATATAAGTCATGAGTAGCTGCTTAAGCGGACCTTCAAAGGCAGTTCCTCTGTATTGAGAGAGAACGCCCATGATTTCATCTGATGCGATGTTTGCATCGATGGTAGTGTCTGGTTCTGGCTGTTGACCCTGTAAGATCGCTTGGATTTCAGCTTGTACCACTTCCCTTTGTGACTTATCAAAGGCTGTTTGTTGAAGTCCAGTCTTTGATTGTGACATAAGATCCGGTGTTGGTCCAGTCTGAGCCATTTGATCATTAGCATTTTGAACCTGTGTAGCTCTCATGTTTGCGAAACCAGTTATCGGTTCCATACGAACATCGACACCAGAAATATCAGCCTTAGTCCATTCAAACGAACTAACTAGATTCTGATCACCAGTTATGTGAGCTATGCGAGGAACAATTGCGTATTGCTGATAAAGCTTAAGAGTCTGCCGCATCACACGAAGAATACACTTTGATAAGCTTCGCGCAGCACCTGCTAACTTCATGCTATCTAATTTGTTTAGATAAGCAATAGACTTAGCTGCGGTTCCTGACTTGATGTTCTCAGCACCAGTTAACATTTCATTCAATCCGAAGATCGCGAACAATGCTTTGGTGTTGTCTTCAAGTTGCGATATAAGAACCTTAGCCATATCAGGAGGTTCTAGATACCGTGCAGCGTTCATCAGGGCTACATCGTCACAAGGAATCATGTGATTCCCATCTTCAATAGCCCCTATGATTGCAGTAGGAGCAATCAGCTTCATGTCTCGAATCTGTCGAGCTTGACGAGACATAGCAGCTACGGTTTCATTAATGGTGCGCTGAATATACACAGCGTCATCCATATGAGTAGAACCGTATGGAGAGTTACGACGTGGACCACATTTCCAAATAGCAATAGGAAGTTCTTTGTGCTTGTATGGAAAATCTATAGCTTGTACAGCATAGTCTCCAACAGTTACACAATACAAACCTTTGGGAAATCGGTAATCTGGCTTCCACCAGAGTTCTGTGATCTCGACTCCGGTTCGTTCAACTCCCCAAGTGTCTTTGTACTTAACTTCCTCTGGTGCTTCATCTATTCCTGCTGACTTAAGCAGTTGAACAGCGTCATACTTATCTATGTGAGTAGTGAAGTAAACCCACTTACTATCTTCGATGTTCTCTGAACCATCGGTTCCGAAATCGAATATCGAAAGCAGTTGCCAGTGAACATCACCTAACGGCTCACCTACTCGTGTACGAGCCTGTAAACCATCTTCTCCGATAACAGGCATCCCTGCATCGTCATACTCTGGAATTCCCTGTGAAGCAGGACCATAGAGAGGATCCCAAACAGTCTTGATACCTATTAAGCTATGGTCTTGAACCATATTTGCAGCAGAGAAACAAAGATCATCCCAATCCTGATTTTGTCGAACATAATCAAGAATCTGATCGGATTTCATAGCCTTAGCTAGATCTGCTCCGGGTTCAGATGGATAACACTTAATGCTGGGGCGATCTTCTAGAATGCGGCTAGACCAAGTTAATCGAAGGTTACGCAAGTAGTTTCGGCAGTTAAATGGAGTAGCCTCTGTCCATGAAGGATCAGGACCTAAACCCCAAGACGCATCAAGAATCTGCTCCTGCTCACCTACTCCCATCCGTTCATTGTACTGAGCCTGAGCCCAATACTTTAAAGCGTAGGATTTAACCTTATCCTTGCATTCTTCAATTAGCTCTTTAACTGTTTCTGCGTCGGTGGTATCTTCTGTTGCATCAGGGAATGGGAGTTCGATATCATCCTGATCCATCAATCACCTTCTTCTTTAAATTCCTCTGCTGGTCCTTTATGACCACACTTAGGGCAACAAGACTCTTCCATTACTTCTTCTGGATCGTCCTGTGCAGGATCAGCTTCGTCTTCTGGACCTCCTTCACCTCCATCCATTTTGAAGTCTGATTTAGCCGCATCACGAAGAGCAACAATACCAACTTTTTCTTTAATACCTTTGGGTAGTGCCATTATCGCATTCCTTGTAGAGCCATCCACATGGCTTCTTGTCGCATTTCTTTTTCACGAAATGGATCTAGCTTAGCATCTGCTTGACTGTTTAGTTGAGTACCGATTCCATTACCAACTGATCCACCTAAGCCAGCACCTGTAGTAGCTCCTCCGAGAATACCAGCAGGACCTCCAGCAACACCACCAATAACACCACCAGCAACTCCTCCCAAGGCAGTACCAATCCAAGGCGCAGCATTAGCCCAACCTTTCAGACCGTTAGCTTCGTCTTGAGCTTTACGAAGTTTGTTAGGGTCATTACGCATACCTGCGTAATTAATCTTCATTTGTCCGGCCCAAGGATTATATCGTGGGTCCATGTTAACCTACTATTTTCTTCTTATCAAGGTTCATACGGAACACTTGTTCTTGTTTCTTAATTGGAGGTCTATAAGGGTTTGCATTAAGGTGATTGAGACAAAACCCAATCGCCATACTCAAATCCTTTGGACCTTTAAATCTTCCATCTTCTACGACAAGTTGTGTAGTTTCTTCTGCTAGTTCTTTTGGACCGTGAAGAATGCCGTTCTCTACAGCTTTCTTAGTTTCCAAAAGACAAGCATATCGACTACCTTCTGTGGTCTTAACTTGAATGGCAGTAATGCCTTTCTTTACAATGTCTTGCCACATAGGTAACCCGATACCGTTCATTTCCACCAGAGGGAGTGGAACATCGTCTCGTGCAGGTTTCTCATAGCCTAAGTAGTAAGGCTGATGAGTTTTAGTGTACATTTTCACAAGCTGTGAAACAATGTCTGAGCCTTGGTCTACTGTAGCAGTATTGTTCTTCCAACAAGCTACTAGAGACCTATCCCGCTTATCAATGACTGCGATAGCTGTACTGTCTTTTCCCATTCCTCCACCTGTATCTACGCCAATTAGTAATTGGTCCGATACTTGCTGAGGTAACTTGAAAATCTGAATCATTCCTCTCCGTTCTACTGGTTCGTAGACTTCGCTCTTGATCTTGTACCATCCACCCTCGAAACGTACGAATTCTCCGTCAAGATATGCTTTGATTTCTTGCTCAGAGTACATTGATCTCAGTGTGGCTTCGTAGTCACCAGAGTTGAAGGGATTATCAGAGGTCTTAGCTCTGATGACATCGATATCTGGACGACTGCACCACTCATAAAACCAGTTGAATCCTTCGGGGGTTCCAGTAAGAACCAATTGGCCGAGTTTGGTTCTAGAGTCACGAATACGGGCCAGAACATTCTTTCCTACTTCCTCTGTTTGCTTACCCGGCTCATCGATGATTCCCCAACCTGCGTTGGTTCCGATGATCTTGTCTGCCTCTTCTCCTGAACGCATCAGGATTTCAAAGGAGTCAGCTACCGTTATGACATTGTTTGTCATGTGAATCTTGTGCGGTATCCCTAACTCTGACATTATCTGCTGGAATGACTTGATTCCAACGTCTCGAATCAGAGTGTATGTAGGTTGTACGAAATAACCGCAACATGGAGCGTTAAGGAAACCAAGCTGAATAGCTTTATAGACCGCTCCACGAGTCTTTCCAGAACCTAGACCACCTACGAAAGCTACCTTTGATTTAGTAGATCGTAGAAGCTGTCCTTGTGCTGGAGTAGTTCCCATGTTTACGTTTATTACGCTACTTGTTTTCCGTTTCAACGTCTACCACCAGAGGTAAAGCCTTAGAAGGCTTAGTGTTATCAACAAGCTTAGCGCCTCCCACATCAACAATTTGAATAGCAATCTGCGGAGGTTGAGCAGGGTTTCTCGCTTTATCATCGTATTTCTCAGGATTATTTGCTTTCAACATAAACATGAGCATCAGGGAATCTTTACCTGAGAGAGCGCGTTTCATTGCCGCATCTTCTAGCAAAGTTACGAAATTATCTTTAACCTCGTCATATTTTTGTCTAAAATCTGGGTCGTCATTACGCCAAGTCAAAACAGTTGCCGTATTTATTCCGCAACTAGTAGCAGCCTCTTCAAGAAGTCCACATTGTTCGTAGAACTTGAGAAACTGCTTTTTTAACATAGGTAAAAGGTCAGAAACAATCTCCTTTTGCTGGAGATTGTCTGTAACCGTTACACCGTTTTGCTTCGCATACTCATCGAATGCTACTAATTTCATAGATCATATTGCCTCACAATCTCCCTTATCTCGTCTTCTGCCGAAGTGTGTTCGTTGTTTTTGTCGAACATCAGGGATGTGTGGGTTGGGTCTGGGTCTCCTGTTTGTTCCCACAAAGCTACATGAATTAACTCATGACCTAGGGCAGAACCTTGTACATTTCCTGGGGAAATGTCGTAAATTGTGATCTCAGTAGGGGATTTTGTTAGACCGTAGTATGGTCCATTTTCGTAGTCTTTCCAAGTTATTGAAACTGACTCGAAATTTTCGGTGTGTTCATAACCCCAAGTTTGTATGATTTTATCTGCTATACTTATTGTCAGCGAAACACTATCTGGATCAGGGCATTCTGATGCTTCACAGATAGATTTTGCGCTGTTCCCATAAGATAGAACATCTCCGTATTCAACCAAGGTTGAACATGAACTTAGAGCCAAGCCTAACAAGGGCAAGTATTTCACCATGTGGGGAACGTTACGCTTCCATCAGGAGGGTGCGCGGGTTGTTTTTGACGCGCCGCGTTACTCTTTTGTTTTATTTTGCCGGTAATGCCTTAGGGACCACAACCCACTCGGTATGGGACTCCGGTCGTGCCTTATGGTCTGAGGATTGCATGCGAGGATTATTTATGACGCAGTGCGTGGTGAGTGGTCACTCACTAGACAGTGTCAAGGCGCCGTCTTACCAGTGGAAAGATAGCACCCGCTAGGCATGGGATATGCATAACGGTTAGGTTATTAGGCAGGATGCTTAGACAAGGGGGAGGCCAACCTAGCTAGCACAAACAATGCCAAGCGCTTTCATGCCAACTCAGATATCTGAGGGTATCAGAAAACAACGACGGAAATCTGAGAGCTAGTGTTAGGCATGTAGGTTGCACTAGCGTTAGCAAAAGCACAGTCAACCGCTAGGCTTTGCACACTGAACAAAGAAACATGAGAGAAATCAATAGCTTACAGCGGTTACAGATCTGGCACAGCGCTAGCAATACTCTCTGCATCGGCAAGCAGAAGGAAACGGAAGCTTGGCACAGTGTGTGGAATGAAGAGAGACAGAGACAGAGAACAACGGAGCGGACAGATGAAAGAGTGTAAGATTGATCTCGGAGAAGGTTGGTACCCCCACGCAATGGAAGGCGGAACCAACGACGAAGCAATGGCAGACGCTATCGCAATCTACGATGATTTTCAATGGCAGACTGATCACCTGCAATACATCGGAGCGGTTCTAATCTTTGAAACGCTCTAGGATCGATAACAGCAAGCGTAACGCCGCATTCCTAGGTTAGCCCTAGGTTGTGGCATTGAAACCAACACAAGAGGCTACAGAGTGAAAATCCAGATCTGCGATGACAACGGCAAGATTCTTGGGACGGTCATCTTCTCTGATAAGAATATCAAGAGGTTGAAAGAGGTAGAGGATTACAATGCGGCAGGTATCGCGCAAGATATCCTAGGAGAACTTGTTTACCCTCTGACAGACTGTGCGGAACGTATCATCGAATGATTAGCCTATGCGGGATGTGCCCGCATTAAGGCATTGAAAGCAGGTGAATCGTGTTTGACAGGTTAGCTATCTGTGAGGCTTACTTTCTGTTCTTCTCTCGTAATCACGAGGGTCTAAGTTCTGACAAATATCGCAGACTTAGCAAAATGTGGTCATATTTTAGACCTGCAATGGGCCTAGAATACGGTAAAGATCCAGACCGAGACGCTAACGTTGACTGGATTGAAGCTAACTACAAAAAAGCGTAACGCAGCAAAGCCGGAAAGCCCGGCTTTAATGCGTGGAACCTTAGCAATCACGCTAAGCTAACAGGGAGCACACAATGGCCGGACG